AACTACAATTAATGAAAAATTGATATTTATTACCATGGATACAAACAAATTATTTAAAGCGATTCAAATCATTGTTCAAGAAGAGGTGAAAAAGGAAATGGCTAAACAACAAAACGCCATTCGTGAATCTATATTAAAAGAAATGAAATTAACAAGTGTTCAAAAAAGAACACCCACACCCGAACCAGCGAATACAACTCAAATAGTTGAATCTCAAACTCCAAAGAAAAAATCAGGTCCCAAATTTGAAGGTAAATTTGCATCTCTTTTAAACGAAACTGCCAATGGTGGTGAGTGGAGAAGTATTAACTCCGCAGGTGGTGCTTTTAATTCCACACACGCTGCGGCTTGGGGTGGATTAACCGAAACTCCAAATATACTTCAATCAGCAGAGGGTAGAGCCATTCCAATTGAACAACTACAAAAAACCGATGCGGGTCAGGCCGTAGTAAATGCCCTAACAAGGGATTACTCCAGTCTGATGAAAGCAATTGATACTAAAAAAGGTAGGTAATGGCTGTTCGTAAAGAGTATAAGATAAATCCCATAGATTTAAAAAAAAATGTGGCTGTTGGTGTTAAATTACCAATGGGTGGCCGTGGTATTTTTCAATCATCTTATACTACTGAAGAGCAAGCTATTTCAAATTTAAAAAATTTAATTTTAACTCGTAAAGGAGAACGACCTTTTCAACCCGTGTTTGGAAGTGATGTTTATTCTTTATTGTTTGAACAAATGACTGGGTTTTTAGAAGAGAGTTTAAAATCAAGTATAAAGCAGGATGTAAATTTTTGGTTACCATATATTTTATTGGATGATGTAATAGTTAATACTTTAGATGATTTTAATCGTGTAAATATATCACTAAAATTTAGAGTAACACAAAGTGGTGCTAATCAAACAATAATTATTTATGCGGATGAACAAGGTGGATTATCTGCTAATTAAGGGGAATGAATGATAGATAATAAAGTAAATAAAGAAGTTAGTTTAATTGGTAGAGATTTTGGCGATTTTAGAAAAAATCTTATAGATTTTGCAAAAAACTATTTTCCTGAAACATATAATGATTTTAATGAATCATCTCCGGGAATGATGTTTATAGAGATGGCATCATATGTGGGTGATGTTCTTTCTTTTTATACCGATACACAATTAAGAGAATCAATTCTTGAACAAGCACAAGAAAAGGGAAATGTATTTCTCATATCTCAAGCTTTAGGATACACCCCCAAATTAAATGTTCCAGCAACTACCATTCTTACAATTTATCAAATTGTTCCATCACAAGGTCTTGGTGATAATGTAAAACCAAATTTTGATTTTGCTTTAAAAATCAAAGAGGGTATGTTAGTAAATTCATCCGTTAATAATGATATTCAATTTTCAACTACTCAAAAAGTTGACTTTGCGTTTTCATCTTCACTTGACCCAACGGAAATTACAGTGTATCAAACTAATCCAAACACGGTAGAGCCGGTATATTATTTATTAAAAAAATATGTTAAAGCAGTTAGTGGTGAAGCCATTAGTGAAGATTATACTTTTGGTTCTCCAAAAATTTATGATAAAATAAAGATAGAGGCCGAAAACTTAATTGATGTTGTAAAAATTGTAGATGATAATGGTGATACATGGTCCAAAGTTCCATACCTAGCTCAAGATACTGTGTTTGAACAAGTACCCAACACATCGGAGTATTCTTTAAACTATAACTTGTTTGCTGGTGAAACTCCATATCTTTTAAGATTAAAAAGAGTTCCAAAACGATTTACCACACGGGTAGAAGATGATGGTTCTATTACCATACAATTTGGTGCTGGTATATCATCTAACGCTGATGAAGAAATCCTACCAAACCCAGACAATGTGGGTTCAGCACTTTATGCTGCAAGTGGAGATTTAGACCAAGGTATTGACCCATCAAATTTTATGTATTCAAAAACATATGGGGTTGCTCCATCCAATGAAACTTTAACTGTAACATATAGAGTTGGTAATGGTGTGTTGGATAATGTACCATCAAGGGAATTAACTGAAATTAATTCTTTAATATTTGAAAATCAAAACTTTACTACACTAAATCAAGATACAGTTAGAATAGTTCAAAATTCAGTTGCTGTTACAAATGAAGCCGCTGCAGGTGGCGCTAAATTTGAAGAAGATATAGATTCGGTTCGCCAAAACGCAATGGCCTACTTTGCCGCTCAGAATAGGGCAGTGACAAAAGAAGATTATGTTTTAAGAGCATACGCATTACCACCACAATTTGGTTCTATTTCAAAGGCGTTTTTAGCACCCGATTGGCAGATTCAAACCTTACTTGATGATGGTCCCAATCCTATAGTAAACCCATTGGCGTTAAACCTATATGTTTTGGGTTATGATAATGAAAAGAAATTAAAAAACTTAAACGAAGCTACAAAGGAAAATTTAAAAAACTATCTATCTTACTATCGTATTTTAACTGATGCTGTAAATATTAAAAATGCATATGTTGTAAATATTGGTATTGATTTTGAAGTGATTGTTCTTCCAAACTACAATTCAAATGAAGTTCTTTTAAAATGTATTAGTGCATTAAAAGATTACTTTAATATAGATAAACGACAGATTAATCAACCCATCATGTTATCCGAACTATATGTTCTTTTAGATAGAATTGATGGAGTTCAGACTGTTGTAAGACCTGATAGAGATGGTATGGGTGGTTTACAAGTTGTAAATAAATTTGATGGGTTATACTCTTCAAACAAATATGATATTAAAAACGCAACAAAACAAGGTGTAGTTTACCCGCCAAAGGACCCATCTATTTTTGAAATAAAATATACTGACCTTGATATTAGAGGTAAAGTAGTTCCAATGACTTATTAAGAGGTGAAAAATGATTTATAGAATTTATCCAAAAAAAGATACTGCCATTTACGAAGATACCGCTCGTAAAAATCAAAATACTGGTAAGGATGAGATTCTTGAAGTTGGTAAGTTTTACGACCCAACCAACCCATCTACCTTAATTGGTAATAGTAGAATCTTAATTCAGTTTGACCTTGATACTATTTCATCTTCAATCTCAAGTGGTGATATTAGTGGTAGTATTGAATACTATCTAAATTTAGAATCTACTGAAGAAAAAGAAATTGCATCAAACTATAATTTATATGTTTATCCTGTAAAAGAACAATGGTTAGAAGGTATTGGTAAAGAGGCTGATACTCCACACAATGAAGTAGATTCATCTTGGGTATTTCGTAGTAGTGGTTCCATTTGGGATGTTGAAAACGAAACAGTAAACACACCTCTAAACCCAGAAACAATTGCTAATTTATTATCAGCGTATACCTTTGTAGCATCGGTTGGTTCTTTTATATTAGATGTATCACAAAGTATTCTTGGAACCGATGGTACATCACCATCCATGTCCGTAGAAAATGGTAGGATGAAATTATCAAGTGCAAATTTTGGTGGTGGAACCGCTTTGTTAAGTGCTTCGTTATTAGGTGGTCAAGAATATAATATTGAGTTTGAAGTTGATACAAACACATTAACTGGTATTGATTTTAGAGTTGCATATAATGGTGTGTATTTAACAAATCTATCAAACTATACACAATCAATTTCAGCAGCATCAACTCAATCCGTTAAATTTACACCAAATCAATCTGGTGTATACGAAGTATCTTTAACATTCTTTGATAGAAAAGGTTCAAATGGTTCTGATGTGTTTATAGATAATTTTTACATCTATGGTACTCCTCCTGCTGGAACCCTATTATGGGATACATACGCTATACCAAGTACAACTACTGTTTATTTTTTAAATAATACTATAACAGGTTCTGCTGGTGAATTACCAAGTATATTTGTAAGTGCATCAAAACTTTTCTTAACATCATCTAATTTTGGTGGTGCTTCGGTAAATAGAAATTTTGATTTATATTCAGGCGTTACATACACCTCAAGTTTTTATTTTGATACGGGCTCCGGTCTTCATAATTTAAAATATCAAGTTATTGAACCTGATGGTAGAGAAGAAACATTTCAACTATTAACTCAATCGGGTCCATATACACAAAGTTTTGTTGCAGACCAAAATGGTGAGTATTCATTTAGGTGGTCTTACTACGCAAGTGGTTCGGGTCAAGGAAACGCTTTCATCCAAAACTTTAAATTACAAACCGATGCTGCATTATATCCAACATCATCTTTGGTATTGGATAATGAATACGAAGCTAGAGGGGCTGTAAACTCCGGTGGTGGAACTTGGTATACATCTTCGTTTCTTACTGGTAATCACTACTACCAATCATTTGACAAGTATGTTCAAAACTTGAATGTTGAGGTGACTGATTACATCAATGACTTTTTAGAAGGTCATCGTGAGAATTATGGTTTTATTGTTTTAAAATCAAAAGAAGATGAATCATCAACTCGTA